ATAGATTATTATGAAAATGCTGGTGAGGGTTTAGATCACTATGTAGATGTCATTAATAGAAAAGAATATGAGTATTCAAAGCATATAGCTCCCCATGATATTAAGGTTAGGGAGATAGGTAATTTTGGTAAATCAAGATTAGAGAGTGCTTTGGAATTAGGTATTGCTTTTGAAGTAGCACCAAAACTATCTATTGAAGATGGAATTGAAGCTGTAAGAAAAGCACTTCCTAATTGTTGGTTTGATAAAAATACCTGTCAAAAAGCTCTTGAAAATTTAAAGGCTTACCAAAAAAGATGGGATGACAAAAATCAATGCTTTAGAAATAAACCAATGCACAACTATGCTTCTCATTGTGCTGATGCCTTTAGAACTGGTGTAGTAGGTGAGGGTGTGGAAGTTAGTGATTGGGATGAAGAAATACCAGTCGAAACAAATTATATAGTTTAAAATTATGGGTAAAAAAAAATATAAAGTTGATGATTTGGAATGGCTTAAAAAATATGCTGACGAAGAATTCCATAGAAAAACATCTTCTAATAAAATTATAAAAATGATTCCTTTGGGAATAGCTGGAGCAGTTGGAATGTTTGCTGCTAGTGGATTAAAAAAAAATTTATTAAAAAAAAAAAATAAAAAAAATAAAAAAAAATAATTTTTTATGGCAGACAAAGTAACAGAATTAGAATTAAAAAATATTATTGGTCAAGAGATAAATAACTCTATGGGTTATATGGGTGGAAACCTATCAGCTCAAAGAAAGAAATCTTTAGAATACTACATGGGAGAACCATTAGGTACTGAGATTGATGGTAGATCACAAGTAGTAAGCACAGATGTTGCAGATACTGTTGAAACCATCTTGCCAAACCTTTTAAAAATTTTTACAGCATCAGATCAAACTGTAAAGTGTGAGCCAGTAAAAGCTGAAGATGTAGCACTTGCTGAACAAGCAACTAATTATATCAATTATATCTTTAATAAAGATAACAATGGTTTTAGTATTTTATACACATGGTTTAAAGATGCGTTAATTGAAAAAAATGGAATTGTAAAAGTTTATTGGGATGAGAGTGAAAAGGTTGAGCAAGAAACTTACGAAAATTTAAACGAACAAGAATATCAAATATTAGTTGATAATGATGATGTTGAAGTTGTTGAAGAAGAAAGTTTTGTTGATGAAAAAGCAAAAGAACAACTTGAACAAATTAAAGCATTAGCCGAAGCACAAGGTCAAGTGATGGAGGAAATACCAACTCCTAAATTATATAATTGTATTATTAAAAGAACATCAAACTCTGGTAAAGTTAAAATAGAAAATATCCCACCTGAAGAATTTTTAATTCAAAGGTCTGCCAAAAGTATTGAAGATGCAGATTTTGTTGCACATAAAGTTTTAAAAACTAGATCCGATTTAATTCAAATGGGTTTTGATAGAGATGTTGTAGATGATCTCCCTACTCAAAATACTGTTACAATGAATGATGAAAGATTAGCAAGGTTTGCTGATATAGATGAAAGTTCATTAAATGATGCTCCAGATGAGAGTACACAAGATATAGAAATTTATGAGTGCTATGTTAAAATTGACATGGATGGTGATGGTATTTCAGAACTTAGAAAAGTAATTGTAGCTGGTGGAAACGCAAATACAATTTTAGAAAATGAACCTTGCGATTTTATTCCTTTCTGTTCTTTAACTCCTGTTCCCATGCCACACAGATTTTATGGTAGATCAGTTTCAGAATTAGTAGAAGATGTGCAGTTAGTTAAATCAACTGTTATGCGTCAGTTGTTAGATAATATGTATCTAACTAATAATAACAGAGTGGCCATAATGGATGGTATGGTTAATTTAGATGACCTACTTACATCAAGACCAGGTGGAGTTGTAAGAACTAAACAACCACCAAGTCAGGTTATGCTACCAATGCAAAACCAAACGATTTCACAACAAGCATTTCCTTTATTAGAATACTTAGACACAGTAAGAGAAACAAGAACTGGTGTTACAAGATATTCACAAGGGTTAGATGCAGATGCGTTAAACAAAACTGCAACTGGTGTAAATACTTTGATGAGCCAATCTCAAATGAGAATGGAACTTATTGCCAGAGTGTTTGCAGAAACTGGTATTAAAGATTTATTTAGAAGAATATTTGAGCTTACAGTTAAGTATCAAAACAAAGAAAGAATTGTAGAATTAAATAATAAGTTTGTAGCAGTTAGTCCTACTGAATGGAAAAACAAATATAATATTTCTATAACTGTTGGATTAGGTGCTGGTTCTAAAGATCAACAAATTGTTATGCTAAATAATATTTTACAAAAACAATTACAGGCTTTTCAATTACAAGGTAACAAAGAATATCCAATGGTTACTTTGAAAAATATTTATAATTCACTTGCAAAAATTATTGAAGAAGCTGGACTTAAAAATGTTGAAAATTATTTTGTTAATCCAGATGAGGGTAAAGAGCTAGTTCAACCTAGTCCTCCACCTCCACCAACTCCGATTGAAAAAATTGAGTTCACTAGAATTGCATCTGAAGAAAAACGAAAAGTTGCAGAATTAGAATTAGAAGCTAAAAAATTAAAATCCGAAACAGCAGAAGCTATTTTAGGTTTTGAAACTAAGATTAAGGAAATGGAGCTAAAATATAATACACAACTTGATGCTGCTAAGATTAAAGCAGATGCTGATATAGAAAAATTAGTAACATCAAATAGAAATAAAACTTTCCTTGCTGCACAACAATCATCAGACAGACTAGAACAACAAGTAGATAATTTAGATGGACAACAGCGAACAGGACAAGCTCAACCAGGAATTGACACAAGCGAACAAGGCTAAGGCATTATTTCAAGATCCTTTATTAAAAGAAAGTTTTGATAAACTAAGAACTTTATATTCAGAAAGTTTATTTAATACTGGTGCAATCGAAACAGATGCTAGAGAAAAACTTTGGTTGGCCTACAATGTGGTCAATAAGGTAGAACAAAATTTATTAGAAATGATTGATACAGGAAAACTAGCTTCTAAGCAGTTAGAAGATTATAGAAAAAGTATCAAGAATAAAAAATTCTAATCACTAAGGTTAGGATAAGCCAACCTCATTCAGAGGAGCTTAACTTACAAAGGAAACACAATGGCAGACAATTACGCAAATCCTCTAAAGGAAGCTGAAACTGACATCACAAAAGCACAAAAAGCAATCAATGGTTTATTAGAGCCAAAGCAAGAAGCTAAAGCTGAAGAACCAAAAGAAGAAATTAAACAGAATTCTCCTGAACCACAAAATGAGGAATCGGAAACCGATCAACCTCAGGAACAGGAAATAAGCGAAGAAACTGAATCAGAAGAAGAAGAAGTTTCGGAGCAAGACGTATCTCAAGACGAAGAACAAATTGATACTCAAGAGAAACAAGAAGATTCCCCATCTTATACTGTTAAAGTAAATGGACAAGAATTAGACGTTACCCTTGATGAGTTGAGAAATGGTTACTCAAGAGATGCTGACTATAGACAAAAGACTGAAGAACTTTCTCATCAGAGAAAACAATTTCAATCTGAGTCTGAAAAGCAAAGACAAGACTATTCTCAAAAACTCAATGAGTTGAATCAGACACTGTTAAATGCTCAACAAGACCTAAACGCAGAAATTAATTCTGCTGATTTAGACAAACTGTATGACGAAGATCCAACAGAAGCTGCAAGAGTGGAAAGAAAATTGAAAAAAAAGCAAGATGCTTTAAATCAATCTTTACAACAAACTCAAGCAGAACAAAAACAACAGTTTGAAAGTTATTTGAAAGATCAACAAAGAAAATTGGTATCTAAGATGCCAGAGTTTTCTGATCCATCAAAGGCTTCAAACTTAAAAGCTAATATGAAAAGCACACTAAACAATTATGGGTTTAACGACCAAGAAGTTGCTCAAGTGTACGATCATAGAATAGTGATGTTGGTTAATGATGCTATGAAGTATCGAAGTATGCAAAATTCAAAACCGAATATTGCGAAAAAGATTACTAAACCTAGCAAACCTTTTTCATCAGGTGTTAAGCAAGGCAAATCTGAGGCAAACTTAAAATTGAGGAGAGATAAGTTTAGTCGTCTAAAAAAATCTGGCAGTATGAAAGCTGCTCAAGATGTCTTTTTAGATATGATAACTAACAAATAACCTCAACAAATAGGATATAACTATGGCAATAGTAACTAATACGTTTCAAACGTATCAAGCGATTGGTGATAGAGAAGATTTGTCAGATATTATTTATAATATCTCTCCGACAGATACTCCTTTTATGTCAGCAATTGGCAAAGAAAAAGCCTCTGGTGTTTTACATGAGTGGCAAACTGATGCTCTAGCAGCAGCAGCAAGTAACAATCACCACATTGAGGGTGATGAAATTAGCTTTGGATCTGTTTCTCCAACTGCAAGAATCAATAACCACACACAGATTTCAAGAAAAGCTGTTGTAGTTTCTGGTACTCAAGATGCAGTAAATAAAGCTGGAAGAAACAATGAATTAGCTTACCAAATTTCTAAAAGTTCAAAAGAACTTAAAAGAGATATGGAAACTACTCTATGTTTAAACCAAACTGGA